CGTGGGATGGAATGGTTGCAGCTCAGGGCGCCGTCTTCAATCAATCCGGCATGGTTCCTTTTGCCAGCGGCGGGATCGTCAACCGCCCGACTGTTTTCCCGTTTGCATCCGGAGCAGGACTGATGGGAGAGGCCGGCCCGGAGGCGATTCTGCCCCTGACCCGTACTTCCGGCGGCGACTTGGGTGTCAAAACCGAAGGCGGCGGGGGCGGTACAACCATAATTATCAACGCCAATGATGCAAAGAGTTTCGACGACATGATTAGAAGAAATCCCGGCAGCATTGTCAAGGTGGTAGACGATGCCATGATTGGGAATACGAATTTGAGAAGCACGATGAGGAGAACGTTGTAAAAAAAAGGATTCAAGGATTCAGGGATTCAAGGGTTCGAGTGAAGGATAAAAAGTCGTTTTTAAAAAGGCGGAGCAAAGCGACACCACCACTTGAACCCTCGGCCCCTTGACCCCTTGAATCCTTATAACAAAAACAAGTGAAGAAGACACAAAGGTAAAAAGAGATGTCGACTTATCCTGAATCACCGAAACCAATTTACCCGCTCATTTTAGAGCCGGAATGGAAGACTCTTATTTCCGGTTTTGACAGAGGCGGAGAACAGCGCAGGCAGAAGCAGCTCTTTCCGAAGTATGACGTTGCGGTGCAGTATGACGCTCTTTCCGAATCCGACATGCAGATCCTGTACGATTTTTACATGGCCAGGAAGGGCTCTTCTGAGGCGTTTTATATTTATGATCTGGCCCTTTTGGCCAATATATCGCCGAATCATGCTGGACAGTATTGTGGTACTGGAGACGGCGTCACCGAAGTGTTTGATATTTCCGGAAGGAGCACATCTTCTCAAGTCGTATATTTAGACGGCGTCGAGCAGACTTTGACCACCGACTATGTGATTTTAACCGGCGGAGGAGAGAGCAGCTCGGATCGTATAGACTTTGTATCAGCGCCCGCAGCCGGCGAAGTGATCACGGTTGACTTTACCGGATATCTGCGGATCCGTGCCAGATTCATGGAAGACAAACTGTCCAGAGAGCTGTTTATGACGATATTATTTCGATATGGAATAAAATTAAAAGGCTTAAGTGCAGCATAAAAAAAAAGGGTTCGAGGATTCAAGGATTCAAGGGTTCGAGTGAAGGATAAAAAGTCGTTTTTAAAAAGGCGGAGCGTGAGCGACACCACCCCTTGAACCCTCGGCCCCTTGAATCCTTGAATCCTTCAAAACCAAAGGTTTTTAATTGAAATCTTTTGATAGTAACATAACCGCAGAACTCGCAAAAGAAATAGCAGCCATATTTTTTTTTGTAGAGTTTCAATTTGCCTCCACCTATCGATACACCGACTGCGATATCGATATGTACTACGGCGGCAATAAGTACGACCATTTTCCGTTTTCCATCGGCAACGTGGCGAATTCCGCCGGCATGAGCGTGGACAGCCTGGAGCTTGATTTTGCCAATGTCAACCTTATCATGTCGTCTATTCTGCTCGGTGAAGATGTGGCAGGCAAGCCATGCATACTGTCGTTTTTCATGGTGGATTCCAACTACACTATAATAGAGGCCGAGGAGCTGTTTCGCGGCCTGGTGGGAGAGTGGGATCTGACCGAAGGCGAGGCTCGGATCAAACTGGTAAACGAGTTCATTCTCTGGTCAAAACGTACACTCAGAACGTGCCAGGCATCGTGTCCCTGGGAATTTAAAGGCACGGAATGCACATACAGCGGCGCCGAAACCTGGTGCGATCAGTCTTATGACAGATGCGTCGTTTTAGCAAACACGGATTCTTTCGGAGGTTTTCGTTTTCTGCCGTCTCTCGAAGAAAAGAAGATCTGGTGGGGACGGACGCAAAATGCATAAAGGCTATGATGCCAGGATGCTTGGGTGTGAGGAGGCTTTTTGCTTCCAAACTTCCTGGCCTCCCGGCTTCCCAGCTCATAAAACCAGGAGAGTTTTATGGTTCCCTTATCCGAAATAACAAGTAAATACATCGGTAAACCGTTTTCCGAGATGCCCTGCATGCATCTGATGCACAGCATTTATGCCGATCTGGGGTTTGAAGGGCCTAAAAGTTTCGGAGAGCTGACTCTGGATAATTATCAGGAGCATTTCAAGACGAACTCAAAGCTAACTCAGGCCAGAATGCTGCAGCTTTTTAAATCGCTTGGACAGCCGGTATCTGTTGACAGACTTAAAATATACGATCTTGTGATACTGATGCAGCCTGGGAAGGTTATTTTTCCAGGAATATATGTTGGTAGAAAAATGGTTATTACATCCGCCATCCAAAAAGGAGTGTGTGTGGCGCATATCGGACGTTTCAACAAATTGATCATGGCCAGGAGACTTATATAATGGCGGCAGCGATTCCAGCGCTTGTGTGGTTAGCCAAGCTGATAGCCACAATATTATTTTCTTATATAATCGGCAAGATTTTCGGCCCTGACGAACCAGACGATATTTCCGATCTCGACCAGGGCGGCCATCTAAAAGCAAAACGTTCAACGTCCGCCGCCATTCCGTTGATATACGGAACCTGCCGGGTGGGAGTCAACCAGGTGTATATCGGTAGTTCCGGGACAGATAACGAGTATTTGCATTATATTGGAATAGTTGGAGAAGGCCCGGTGGGCGGCATTCACCAGGAAAACAGCGTTGATCAGGTTTTTTTCGATGACAAGATCTACACAGATTATGGCGATGAGGTTTATTACGAATTTTTCACCGGCACATCCACCCAGAACGTTTGTGCGACGCTGCACACCGCTATACCGGAGTGGACGGATCTGCAGCGATACACGGCTTATATTTATTATAGAATAAAATATAACAGAGACAAGTTCAACTCGGAACCGAATGTCACGTTGATCGTTGACGGACTGGAGGTATGGGATCCCACCGACGATGTGACGGAAAATTCCGACAACCCGGCGCTGTGTACTTACGACATGCTGAGCCGTCCGTCGGTTCGCGGCGGATTCGGACTGGACACATGGTACGGACCGGAACCGGCCTCTCCCAGGATAGACACCGGCTCGGTTGACGACACAAAGGATTACTGCACGACCAAAGGCTGGACAAGCAATCTTCCGATAACCGGGGCTAAAAAGGCGGTCGTTGATAATATCAACATGATTCTGCCTAATTTTCGCGGCGGGCTGGTCTATTCGGAGAACAAATTCAAAGTGCTTTTTATGGATCTCAATTACGAAGCGGTGATCATGTCCTTTGATGACGACGATGTGATTTCCGACAATATTGAAAGTTCGCTGAAAATCAATCAGCCCAACATATTCAACCGCCCCAATGCCGTCCGGGCAAAGTATTTATCCAGCATGGGCGCAACCGACGGATCCGGAACATATCAGGTTGCCGATCTGATAAAACCTGACAGCGCTGCAATTACCGCGGACGGCGACTACCGAGAAAACGAGGTAAAATTATACGGCCTGAACACCGTTGAGCTGGTCGGCAAGATGCTCAACTATCAGCTTGAGCGATTGCGCTGGGGTAACATCGTGTCGTTTACAGCCGGCGGAAAAGCCCAGGCGTTAGAGCCCATGGATCTGATACAGCTTACACATGACATGCCGGGCTGGACCGATCAAATATTAAGAATTACCAATGTGTCGTACCTGGAAAACAACCTTGTGAGCATCACCGGCGTGGAAGAGCACGTCGATTTGTACGACGATGTTTACGATGTCACGGCTCATACCTGGTACACGACCAATCTGCCCAACATCCTGGGCGCTGTGGCGTCCGTTATCAATGTATCCAATGCCGAAACCGTATATTATTATCGCGAAAGAAGCTTCACCCGCTGGAAGATAGATTTCGATCCTCCGGCTGCGATGACATATCCCTGGTGGGATTACGCCGAAATATGGGTTTCCATCGGAGGATCCTCCGATTATCGATACATGACAAAATCCACCAGCGATTACGTTTTGGATCCCGTTGAAGAAAGCGAGATCTATTATGTCAAGATCAGATCCGTCAGTGTCTCCGGAGCAAAAGAAGATTTTGACTCATGCTACACGGTTTCAAAAACCATCCTGGGCCGCACAAACGTGCCGTCTGATCTGTCTTCCATGACTGCTGTTGCCAACGGCAACAATGTCACCATATACGCGGACCCCATATCAGAGCCGGACATTGCCGGTTACGAAATCCGCCGCGGAGAGTCGTGGGCGTCGGCTCTTTTTGTAAGTATGGAGAAAAACTGCTCTCTGACGTTTACGGGTGTCAGGCCGGGCTCACACAAGTTCTGGATGTCTCCGAAAGGTAACAACGGATTGTACTCAACCAATCCCGTTTATACGGTTGTGGACGTTTTTCTGCCTCCGAGCTACACCCTTCTTGCCACATACGGCACATGGACGTGGGATTACGGCCTCGGATATTTTATCAATACGGAACAGTACACCGATGGCTCGGCAGTAGACTGGCTAAGATTAATGACCTTTGAAAACAGACTTTCCGACGGAGGATTTGAAGCCGGTGATTTTTCCGGATGGACAGCTCAAGGTAGTTCTGTAATAGAAAGTACTATAAAAAGAACTGGAGACTATAGCTCTAAGCTGGTGGCTACTGGCGCAGCAAATGTAATCGGCTGCTATGATGATTATGAGGTTAATCCGTTTACGTGCTATAGTTTTGTACAGTGGTCGTATATTTCAGCAGTGACTACTGGGGGATTAATTGTTTGCCGACTGGATTTTCTTACTTCAGCAAAGGTTTTTATTTCCAATACATATCTTTATCCTGTAGGTGCGGTGGGAGTCTGGGAAGAAAATATAATAACAGTAGGTCCCAGTGGAGCTGGAATGTATTTTACAATACCTGCAAATGCTGCTTTTGTCAGGATTTACGGAGGTGGCTGGTGGTATAATATCCCAGGCACTCCTTCCGGTACAGCATTCATCGACGATAATTATTTTGAGGTGATTACCGCCCAGGCCATTGAAAATGGAACCTGTGAGTACGCCGAGCCCACCATGTGGAGTACTGCCATGCTGGTCTACGCCGGCACAAAAGCAAGAAGTAGTACGCAGGCTGATACGGGAACCTATTCGATGCGTTTTACCGGAGATGGCTCGACAGTTTCTAATCATATATTGTATTTTATCTTGAACAACGCAAGATGTCCTTATGGACAAAACTATGAGCTTAAAGCGAGATTATATATTCCGAGCGGTAATACCGTATTGACAAATTTTAGATATACGGTTCAAATTATAAATAAAGCCGGAGAGATGTCATATGTTTACGGAACACCTGTTACGACGCAAGGTAGTTGGCAGACTCTAAGTTATACTACTGATTTGAATGAAGACCAAAGATTGTATGTTTGGGGAGTACATGAAAATCAATCAATCGCTTCGTCAGAGTTGTTTTATGTAGACAACTGGCAAGCAAAGCAGATCAATCCGAGAGTCGGAAAATGGATTTCGCCCACTCACGATCTGAACGCCGTAGAAATAGTCAGAGCCTGGGGTAATTTTGATACTGCTTTCGTCTCGTCGGAAACAACCTTCGGCGGCGTTATGGGTACCACCGGCACCTTCGGAGATCATGACGCGGATACGAAAACATTCTCACAGATTTTCTCTTCATCCGCCGCACCGCGGTTGAATGCATTTTTATTGCACAAAGAAGGTTCCGGAGACAGTTTTGACGTTGCTGAGTATTTCGAGGTGTTAAGCGCGGATGTGAAAGCAGGATATATCGGTGCGGAAGTGACAATTATAAACCCGTCCAACGATGCACGGCTGTCATTAGAAGAGCTGGACATGCTCGCATACGAAGGACCGGCGGAAGTATAACATAGGCTGTGAGGATGGAAGGCTTGGAGGTTGGAAGGCTTTTTGCTTCCAGGCTTCCCAGCCTCAAGCCAAAATAACCGGAGGTTATTTTTTATGGCCCTTTTATTGAAACTGCAAAGCGTTGTGGAAAATAAAACCGTGAATCTGGACGGAACGGAGACCATAATCAGTTATGATGTATCATTAAACATTACCACTGATACGGCGCCGGACAAAATACTGGCAAATAAAGCTGTTTCAATAGCCGCCGGCCAGACACTCGCAGAATCAAAAGAAGATTTAAAAAACAAAACACGTTCCTGGTGGCAGGAAAGCCTGGCGGAATATGATCGCAAAATCAACCTGCGAACCATCGCTCAGGCAGGAATTGATGAATTGTTAGTAGAATAACATAGGCTATGAGGCTGGAAGGCTTGGAGGTTAGGAGGCTTTTTGCTTCCCAACTTCCTGGCTTCCAAGCTTCCCAGCTTAAACTCCAAAGGAGTTTATTATGTCTCAAGACTGGAACACAGACGTATACGACAAAGATGCCAGAACCGCCGACGTCATTATGCAGGATGTGGAAAAGATGCTCGACACGCTGCAGTCCTCTTTTTCCGGCGGCTCGGCCCCATCAAACATCGTAGCATTCATGCCCTGGGGAGATACCGCCAAGGGTTTGAAACGCCGGAATATCGGGAACACCGCATGGCTTGCAATACTACACGGCGATGCAAATCAGAAAATGTGGGTGTACCGAAACGACACCTGCGAGGGCTGGGTTATCGATGCCACCGTGACGGATCGTGTTCTGGCTGTCAAAGGCGGGTCCAACGCTTACAACGTAAACGGCGGAGTGGCTGCCGGCACATGGACGCAGCCCGGGCATACACTGGCGGCAACCGAAATCCCGGATCATGCTCATTCAGGAACGGTAGACAGCGATGGAGCACATACGCATGATGTAAATACATTTATTATAGGCGGCGCCGAAGATAATCAAGTCCAACAAATAGATGATGGTACAGACTCTACGGATGCCGCTGCTGCTGCGTTGTCGGCAGGAGCGCACACACATTCATTTACAACCGATACCGACGGCGGCGGTGATCTCAGCCATAATCACGGCACTACGTATCGGCCCGCCGCGGCGGTTGGAACCTTACAATATCCAGACCTATAAAGGCTATGAGGCTGGGAAGTTAGGAGGTTGGGAGGCTTTTGCTTCCCAACTTCCCAGCCTCAAGCCAAAATAACCGGAGGTTATTTTTTATGTTCAAAAAAGCATTAACAAAGGCGCTGAACAACTTTTTCGCATCGCCCCAGGGCGAAGCCCTCATCGGCAACATAATGTTAAAAGCCGTCAGCCAGTCAATGACACGTACGATCCAGATCGAGGACGGCAAGACCGAGCCGGGCAAAAAAGTGATTAAAGATCAGAACGTCAACGTTATTGATTTTCTGGCACAATATTTGCCCTCGGTGGAGGCATCCATTCGAGGTGTGCAGGTGGATGCCGGCCAGGCTCGAAACAGATCGGCACAGACATTAAACGAAATCGGAGATATCAAACAGATATTCGCAGACGAAATCGAGCGCCGAAACACCATAGACTCCGAAACCCTGGCCAAAGCGTTGATTCTGTCCAGCTCGCACACGCTGCGGGCGATGAATATAGATGATGTAAAAAAAATCAAAGGGCCTGCCCTGCGTTTTGTCGGGGCGAAGCATAAAAGCGAAGACTGAAGCCTTAAGGCGAAGCACGGGAGGAAAAACCATGACTAAATGCAAAGTCTGCAAAAAAGAAATAATCACTACAATTAAAACAGAGACAGGGATAAGATATACTTGTCCACATTGTCTTTCAAATGTGAATGAAAAAAAGGAGAAAGAATAATGGCACTAACAGAAATACAACTACAAACAAAAGATGTTTTTTATGGAAAAATTCAAAACGCAGCAACGGAAATGGATCTTCTCATAGGTCGGTGGCGTGATCTATCAGAATTTATTAGCAGGGTAGAGGTGGCAGACCTTGACGCTATGAATATAGCTACCGGACAAGTGCGAACTGATTTGGTTAAATTTAGGACTTTGTTGGATGAGTTTATTAATCTATATGATGGAAATTCGGTAACTCCATCTGATGTTCCATCTGATGTAATCGAAGTAATGCGAAGGATGTAAGGATAAATGGCAACAGTCTTAAATTGCTGGGAAGCGGCGGGGACTACGGCTGCGGTAACTTCTATAGATATTGATAAGCCAACAAGCGGAAGTTCCGATGGTGATGATCCTAAAGATGCTGAAGTTGGTGATTTGCTTATCATCATTTGTGGAAACGATTCTACCAGCGCTGATCCGTCTTGGGATGATGATACTAATAAGCCTACAGGTTTTACGCTTATTAGTGAGCTTGGAACTGGAGCTTCGGATTGCCATGCTGCCGCATTTTATAAAGTGGTAGATGGAGGAGAGGGTTCAAGTTTTAATATTCCGCAGTCGATTAGTACAGAAATGTGGGCTTTTTGTATTCTTATTAGCGGGACTCCTGCACTACATTTAACTGGAGCAGATAGTTTTGCCGCTTCGGGTTCTGCTCTGGATATTACAGGAGTTAATTGTACGGAAGCTGATTGTTTGGCTTTTTATGTTGCTGCATATGATGGGGGTGATGCTGGTTCGTTTAGTATTTCTGGTACAGGTTGGGTTGAACGGGCAGAAAATTTCCCCGGAACTGAGTCAAATGATGCTTGTGGAGTTTTTGGTACACGCCAGATGTCGGGAACGGGGGCTACCGGAACGGCAAGCGTTGAGCCTGCTGTAGCTGATAGTATGGCTGGTTTTCAGTTTGCTATTGAGCCTGGAGCGGCTGGTTCAACCTTGACAGTTGCCGATGCTGAAAGCGCAGGAACCCTTGACAACGTTGATCTAACCCAAGCTCACACCTTGGCAATCCAGGCACTAACGAGCGCAGGGGTTTTAGATAATATAGATTTAACCCAGGCGAACGTCCTCGCCATTCAAGAACTATTATCAGCCGGAGCTATCGATAATGTTGATTTAATACAAAATTTCCTTTTATCTGTTCAGAGCCTTATATCTTCAGGATTTTTAGATAACTTAGATTTGATTCAGGATCATGTTTTAGCAATCCAGGCCTTGTTATCATCCGGGGCGATAGAGAATGTCGACCTGATACAACAAAACGTATTGGCTATTCAAGAGCTTTTATCATCCGGCACGATAGACAACACTGTATTATCTGTTGCGATTTTGCTCATCGTTGCAGACCTACTATCATCCAACTCGCTTGACAATTTAGATTTAACCCAAAAGCATATTTTAGCCGTTCAGGAGCTTATATCCTCCGGCGCGCTCGATAATGTCGCATTAATTCAGAAACATCTGCTTGTTGTCCAGGAATTATTAACATCCGGCGCGATTGATAATGTTGAGCTGACATTCGCAACCTTACTGGTGGTTGCGGACATGATTACCAGCGGAGCCTTAGACAATGTTGCGCTGACACAGAAGCATGTTTTAGCGATCCAGGATTTACTATCAGCTGGAGCTGTTGATAATGTTACGCTGAGTCTGTCTATCCTGCTAATAGTTGCCGATGCCTTATCCGCCGGAACCATAGATAATGTCGGATTAACACAAAAGCACATATTGACGGTTCAGGAAGTCTTATCATCCGGCATTCTCGACAATACCGTACTTACACAAAAACAACTGCTGGTCATCAACAGTCTGTTGTCCAGCGGGATAATCGACAATATAAATTTCAACATCGTCAGCGGATTGATACTTATAACCCTGGCGCAGTCCACGGAATATGACATGGCCTTATCCAAAGACACGGAATACGCCATAACATTATCTAAAGATTCCGAGTATAATATCGAACTGACGGAAACAGGAGGAGGCACATAGTGGAAGAAAAAAAAGAGAAGAAAAAGAAATCAGTGGTTTTGGAAGTTCAAAACGTGAAAGCAACCGTAACCTTAAACAAAATAGGAGACAGGAAAAATGGGAAAAACCGTACATAACGATGTGTTAGACGATGCACTGGACAGAGTGGCAACATGCGACCGGATGGACGTTTGCAGTGATGTCGGTACACCTGCCGATCTGACTAACACCCTGGCAAACGTAACCCTCACACCGGGCGATGGATCCGGAGACTATGTTATAGGCGAAGGCGATGCGGACGGAAGAAAGATAGCTGTCGCGGAACAGGCGGACGTTTCCATCACCGGTACCGGAGATGCGCTGCATATCGTATTATCACTGTCCTCCGTGATATTATTAACAACCACATGCACGTCGCAGGGACTGACATCCGGCGGGACGGTTACGATTCCGACCTTCGACTACGAACTTGCAGATCCGGTATAAGAGGTAATAATGATATATCAAATAGGTGAGACGGCAAGGCTGTATGCGTATATTACCGATGTTGATCTGGCTCCCGCCGATCCCGTCACCGTAAAAATATCCATCACCGATCCCGATGGTGCTGCCGTTATAACTGCCGACAATATGGAGACCTCCGCGACCGGCACGTATTATTATGATTATTTAGTGCCGAGCAGTTTGGGAAAGTTTCTATATAATATAACGGCGGTCGGTGGCGACGACAGGATTACAATCGTCAAAGATGCGTTCATTGCAGAGGCCGCACTTTGATTTCGGTACGGAAACGGTAAAGAGAGCTGGAAAAACATGATGGCTAACCTGTGCAAATACAACGGCCTGTCTCGGTGCAATGAAATATCATGGGATAAGCAGCAGACCTGCGAATATGCCGAGAAGTCACCCATGCGCCACTGCTGCAGATATATGCGGGAAGACGGCACCTGCAGAAATGTAAAGATTCCTGCCGCTGAAAAGGAGAAATAATGGACATGACCTGGTTGCCGGGAATCGTTGCGGTAGGAGCCCTGGGGTTTATCTGGTGGGATATCCGAAGGAGCAGAACCATGAACGAAACCAAGCTTAAAAAAGCTCTGTATAGGAATGACGGCGTTACGGTCTACGTGCCACGCAGCGAGTGCAAAGAAGAGCACGAGAATTTTTGTAAAAAAACGGAAGAGATCAAAAAAATTATATCCGACATGGATAAAAAAAGAGAGCGTGCTCGCAAAGAAGACTCTACAAAATGGGAGGCTCTACAACACACCCTCGGCAAAATCGACGGATATATGGAGGCTCACCCATGAAACCTGAATTTATTACCCTTCATCACAGCTTAACAAAAGACGGCCCAACAGTAAGCTGGGGAGCTATAAGAGATTATCATGTCAACGATCTTGGATGGAGAGACATCGGATATCATTTCGGCCTGGAGCTGATCGGGGACGCTTACGAGATCCTTGTGGGCAGAACATGGAACGAGAACGGTGCCCACTGTTCACAGATGAATATGAATAGCCGCAGTCTCGGTATTTGTTTTACAGGAAATTATGACGTTGAGCCTGTCCCGGATGAAATGCTTTCACTCGGATTAAAACTGGTTAGAGCGTTAAGGCAGACATTTGAAATACCGGCCCGGCATGTGTTTGGTCACCGAGAGCTTGCAGACTATAAATCATGTCCTGGAAAACTATTCCCCATTAAACTTTTCCAGACATAATCACACGAAAGGAGAATGAAAAATGGCAGAAGTAAAATCAATGTTTTTAAGATTTGAACCATCAGACAGTCCGGATGTTGTAACAAATAAAATGTATATGGAAGAGGTTCCGGCGCCGGTTACAGTTGACTCTCAGTTTTTTGATTTAGGAAATAATTTGAATGTTGAAGGATTGGTGGAAGTAGATATTTCAACTTTGCCGGGCATGACCACAAGAGACGGTATCTATAATGTAGGCGTTGCAGCGGTGGACGACAGAGGGAACGAGGCGTCTATGACTTTGATGAACGATGTCCCTTTCGATTTTGTAGCTCCGAACCCGGTGGGATCTTTGAATTTCTCAGACGCTTAATTCGGAGGCTACTTGCATGGTTAAAAGAATTGTTTTCTTAATTATTCTGTTTTGCTCTACCACTGCTTATGCCCAGTATGAACATGAGTTTTATACTGGGCAGCAGTTTGGAGTACGATGGGATGCTTCTACTTTAGCACTTGGGTACTATTGGCATATAGATAGAATTGATGATGCTGTAGTAATAGCTGAAGATTCAACAGTTTTATTAGAAGCGTCTCTTAGTATTCAGAGTGCTGGTATTTATATCTTTTATGTAAGAGCCTGGAATTTTGCAGAGGATGGAAAAACAATTCAGTATAGTGAGTGGGCCACCTCGTTAACTCATGGCATTGTTGATGGGGTGGTTCAGCCATGGCAGATAAAAATAAATTTAAGACCTGTAGGTCCTCTCATTTTTGGTGGAGGAGATCATTAATAAAGGAGTATTTAAAATGGATTGGTCAAAAGTGGTTGGATTAGTTAAATCAGCAGCGCCCATTCTTGGAACGTGTATTGGTGGGCCAGCAGGAACCGCTGTTGGAGGTTTGGCAGGTGGAGCAATATCACTTATCGCTTCAGCTTTTGGAATTGAAGATGCTGATAACCCGGAAGCTGTTTATGAAGCCATCAAAGCAGACCCCGATGCAGTTATAAAGCTCAAGACAATTGAGTTAAACAACAAAACCGAACTGGAGCGGATAGCTTTGCAAAGAGATCAGGCACAACTGGCTGATATCCAAAATGCCAGAACCAGAGAAATTGAGATGGCAAAAGCAACAGGTAAAAAGGATATCAACCTGTATGTTTTGGCGTGGACTATAGTTGCCGGCTTCTTTGGCAGTGTGGTTCTTTTGACATTTGTCGAGTTGCCAGAATCTTCAAGTCAGGCTATATTCCTTTTATGTGGTGCTTTAATTGCTGGTTTTGGAAGTGTGATGAATTATTTCTTTGGAACCACCAAATCATCTGGTGACAAAACAGCGTTGCTGGCAATGAAAAGAGGTTAATGGAATGTTAAAAGGGCTTTCTTTTATATGGGGCAAGGATGTTTTTTACTGTGGCAAATATGTAAAACGTTATTTCTTTGATGATAATGACTTCCACGAAGTTCCGCCGGAAATGAGAACCGGGTTCGGAATCAAGATCGATCTGGCAATAGATAAAGTTATCAGGCCGATTCCTTATTTTTGGAAACCGGGATTTTGGAAAAAAGATAAGCTCGTTATTCAAGACATACTCAACGAAGGTGTTGAATATGCAGAGTTCTTCTTCGGTAGCAAATTATATCGAGAAATCATGCTTTTGTCCCCTCATCACTGGCCAAAGAGAACGGTGTGGAATCCGTGGTATGCTCTGCACTGGTTTGTTTTAAGAACACCGGCTTTCGTCTGGCCATCTTTCTCGATAGGCACTCCATGGCTCAGTTTTCACATCGGCAGCAAAGCGGCTCAAATAGATCCGTTCACCCGTGATCGGACTTGGTGTGGCAAGGACGAAGAAAGGTTAGCGATGCTCGAAGACCCTCAAGACAGGTTTTACAGCCTCGCATTATCAGCCACGATAAGAAAAAACCGTGATTAAATCGGCCCCTGAGCATACAACAATATATCCCCAAAACAAAACCCATAACCAACGGTTATAAAGGCACTTTTACCACCCCCACAACCCTGACACGGTAGAAGTCGGTGGTTCAAATCCACTCGTGCCTACCAAATAAAATCAGTAGGTTAGAGGATGGTCGAGAAATCGGCCATTTTCTATTTTTGGGAATTGTATCCCCAGGACTATTTCAGCGGTGGAATCTTTGCCACGGTCTGGCGGTGCAGTTTTTTTGAGACGTGCTGATAATATTTCATGATGGTTTCTGGTCGGGACCCGACTATTTCCGACAGTGCTTTCATGTCGGCGCCGTCTTCCAAGGCAAGGGTTATGAAGTTGTGTCTCAGGTCGTAAGGTCGGATCCTCCTGGTGATTTCTGCCCGTTCTAAAGTTCCCTTCCATGCGGACTTAATTGTTTTGATGGGTTTGCCGTTGTAGTGTATTATATAGCCATCTTTTTCATCCTCCTCATACCATTGTTCTAATTGCTCAATAAAGTGTTTATGCAGCGGCACCTGGCGTTGTTCAGGACCGCCTTTATGTGCGGACACTATCAGGATTGTTTTGCCCTCCCAGTTTACCTGTTTCCAGGTTAAGGACAACAATTCTACGGATCCGGGACGCAGGCCGGTATAATATGCCAGCTTAATGACGCGTTTAATATGCGGCGATGCTGCTTTGAGTATGGCCCGTGATTCTTTTTGCGTGGGTGGCAGGATGATTGCGTCGTCCGATGGTGGCTTTTTATAGTCCCGGACAGGATTGAACGGAATCAGCGGCGGATGTCTCGACACCGACCAGTTCAGAATGGCCTTGATGTCTGTCAATTCCCTGCGAATCGTGGAGTTTTTGACGCCATCCAGCCTGCGTTTCTGCACGTAATTATCAAGGTCCTGATGAGAAAGTTTAATGGCCGGTATTTTGCCAATGTTCGGCACTATAGTTGAGTCGAGTCTGATAAAGAGATGTTTCTTTGAATTGGCGTTAAAGTTTTTATTATCGTAATAGGATTGCGCAAGAGCAGCCAGGCTCGGCCCCAGCGTCACGTTCCTCGGCCTGCGTTTTTTCAACCCCAGCTCGTCATCCCTGGCCTTCGCCGCAGCCTGAGCCTCCGCCCCCCTGCCGAAATACTCCTTCTTTACCCGGCTCTTACCATCCTCACCACGAACCCGGTAGTAACATATCCACCGGCCGTCTTTTATCTGTGTGTATGCCATTACAACAACGGGCCACCGCAACTGACGCAGTTATAATCCGTTAACCTGTTTTTAGCCTGGCATTTCGGGCATATTTTGTATTTGGAATCAGTAACCCGCCCTCCGAGCAGCTCGATGATCTGGTTCATCTTCTTGTTCATCTCAATGACCTGATTTCTGATTTTGAAAACAAAGAAGGGCAGAAGAAACAGAAAAACACTTGTAACCATTATCACCAGCCCGATCCCAAACACCAAAACCCCATAAGCCTCAGCCATATTATTCATTTATATACCTCATATCTCATAAGTTTATACTATCTTTCCATTTAGTTTTAGACGCTTTGAAAGATATGTTGCTCCCAATTTCTGCAATCCTACATATTTCAGCAACACATAGATCAGTGTGTCAAACTTGCTGAGTGTTGATGCTGTTATGCTTATAGATGGCCCGGTTTCTGCATCAAAATCCTCTATAAACTCCTTCTTTTTCTCTTCATGTTGTTCCGGCGTTAGATATAAGTTAATTTTTTTTAGCAGCGCCAAACAATATATGTGTTTACAGGGAAGTGCTCTGTTTTCAAAATCAAAACAATCGCATGAGCGCAATGTAACGTTATAGTCTCCTATCACAGCAGAGTTTTCACGTACTTTGCAGGTATATTCATTAATTATTTCATACGCTCTATATTGCCTGTTTCTTTGGGGTCGAGTTTTGTGAATTTTTGCGTCCCATCCACCCCACTGATCGGATGCGCTTTTTAATGATCGAAGTTTTTTTTCAGAATCATAAAGAAGGTCTTCTATCTCCTTATCTTCTCGCTTTGCCTTGTAATCTACAAATGCAGGTTCCATTAACCCAAGCTCAATTGCAAGCCTATATATATGTTTGCAGGGTGAAAATTTCTTTCTTTGCCAGTTTCCGGTATAGTTAAAATCGTAACATTCGCACTTATTCAAGGTTGTTGCGATGTTCCCATCCTTCTCGCTATGAAATATGCCGGATTTTTTCTCCCTGTCGACCTTAATCAACCTTAACCTTAAAGCTGATTTCTGGCGGTTTATAAGCTGTTTGGATGAATTTTGGTCGTTATCGCTGAAATTCCATTTTTCAATCATGAAAAAAATTCCTCCTTAACACGCCGAGCAAATCTCAAGAAAAATTATATTATCTTTCCGCCTTAAACTTTTAATCCTGCAACGCCCGGCTCCAAATGACCGGGCATGGTTATTCCCCTGACGCTATTTTTCGCCGCCTTTCCCCCAGCCTGCAGTCGTCGCCGTCGAATTTGGTGTCTTTCTTGCGACGCTCACCTTTTCGCCTATCATACTTCATGCTTCTTTTTATATTGTTGAGTTCTTTCTCTAATAATACCAACCTTTTTTCGTATTCATCGCCAGGATAATAAACGCCAACCTTTTTATTTAATTCTAAGCCTCTTGGTAATATCTCGAAAACTTTATCGTCGAGGTTAGATCGAACATTGTTTATTTCATATATTATGCGATTAATATGTTTTTCATAGAGCTTCAAAGGAAGGTAAAGTGAAAGATATTCTTGAAGGGCTATACAGCTATCATATAAGTTTTTTAAATATAAACCGGTTTTTTCGTGTTGTTTTATGGTCATGCCTTGTTTTTTCTTTTTTCTGTATAGCTTTTTTAATTCATCCGGAATGTTAAGTTTTAACAGTTTTTTAATGGCGTGATCCGGAATGTTCCCTCGTGAAATCCATACACTTATTGTGTTGGCACTTTTGATTTCTACATCTTCACCTATTTTGTCATAAAGTTCCGATACCCACTTATGATCAATGGCTATCTTATAAAAAATAGCTATTTTTTCTAAAAATATTTTCGCCCTATTATCCATAATATCACCCCGTTCTACACCAACTGACAATTATTATTACGGTTCTTGCATTTTTTTCTTGACATTATTGCAATATTTGTAATATCTATTAATTAACTTTTAAACAAACATTAAAACAAACACACCAAAGAGGCTAAATGACACATTCAGAATCCGTTTTAAAATCCGAGGCAGAAGGCATTTTATCATGGCTTTTAGCAGGCGCTAAGATCTGGGCAGAGGCCGACGGCTACACTGAACCACTGCCTGAGATATCAACTGAAGAAAGCCAGGACTCCAAATGACAAACAACAAGTCTAACAAACACCCGGACGATCTTTTTCCGGCCAGGCGTGAATTTCGGCTGCGATCCCGTTCTTTAATGCGTTCTGATGGTTCGCTGCTTCTGGTTTATCCAGACGAGCAATCTGCTCGGGCTGCATCCGAGCGCCGAATTCAACCGCTTCTATCTCCCAGAGATGTTCGGAAACGTAATGAGTAGCGCGAGATTCAGCGGCCTCCAGAGTCTCCGCCATAACCCATATGTGGATATATGCGCCGGCAAGATCGGAATTTTTGAATTTTGGCCTGGCCTTTATTTTAAAAAAGTGTGGAAACCTTATCATCTTAAAGGAACCCTTTAATGAAATTTATTAGAGAAATAATCAAAAATAGCAGAGTGAAAAAAATTTTACAAGACAAATCTAACACAAACCGGGCAGCGCTTAACTGTCTGAACGAACTCGGATATCCCTTGCCGAAAATTCGTCATGCCCTGATCGTTTTAAACGGCATCAAATTTACAGAAATAAAGGGCGAGGTTTCCATTCCGTCCATATCTTACGCAATCAAAGGGCTTAAAAAGAACCCCACGGCAATCATGAATATTTCACAGGCCCTGAACCTAGAGCCTGAAGAATTATTTTCACATCCAGGACGTTTTGTAAATTTCTAAGTTTTGAGAGGAATGCACAATGCTGAAAGTTACCGTTCGCGGATTGAAAAACCTGCAAAAGGATCTCAAGGTTGAATCTAAGCGACAAAAAAGAGCTCTCACAACGGCGGTTAAAGTTGAAGGCTTTCGCCTGCGGAAAGAGCTTGTAAAAGAGATTAAAAAAGGCGCTCCCGGCGGGCAGAAATTCGCTCCATTAACCTGGGTTGCAAGAGCGTGGCATCAGGGCAAAGGAAACTGGCGTGCAAACAAACCTCTGGCATCTCTGACAAGAGGCATTTTTGTTCATTTCAACCCAAAGCCGATGTCGGTTGAAGTTGGCTGGGTAGGGCCAAGATCGTCGGTCACCATGAAACGCCTGGCAAAACAACATCAGGAAGGTTTCACCGGGCCGCTCGGATCCGGAAAGTACGGCGGTGATTTTAAGCGTAGTTTTTTCGCTTCAAAAGCCGGCCGCATGTCCAACAGATCAAAAGGCCGTAAATATCTCTTCATCAGAAAATCAACATCACAGTTTCGCACCCCGGCCAGACCCATCATGGACCCATTCTGGAATATGCACGAAAAAGAAGCCTGGCCGAATATCAGACGCAGCTTCAAACGCAAGATGCGAGGAGAGAGAATATGATTGAATCCTGGCAGATATTTTATACTGCACAAAAGAAACTTCCGACCGGACGGCTGCAAAACATATACAGGCGGTCCGCACGCCTTGTTGCATACTGGGCTGCAAACCCGCGGGATTGCGACGTGACGCATCGAAATCCGATTGATCGTATCCGTTTAATGTTGGACGAGTTGAACCTGACCGGATACGGCGAGTATGCCAGGGCCGCGATTGATTATATGGCCGAGCCTTTAGGCGGAGAGTTTGTAGAAAAAGAGATTTCAGTGTCAGACAAAGGCTCGGTTGACGGTGAGGCCGCCGATCTGTCCGTGGCATCCGGCATACTTATTAATGAGATCCGGAATGCCCTGGAAGATGATCTGCTGGATACCGCAGAGAGGATCCGAATAAAAGAAGCGTCCAGGAAAGCCATACAGGAAATCGAGCAATTACTCGATGCAGCAGGAATGGAGAAATGACAGAAAAAGACCTCCAGGAGTTGATCCGCATTCGTATGAGCATTGATGCCATGCGAAGACAGTTTATAGAAAACCTTGACGCCATGGCCGCACGAGTTGAGGTTATGCTGCCAACGCCAGAAGGCGACTACCTCAACGACTAGCGCGGTAAACAAAAAGGAGAGTAAAAATGATAGATCTTATTATTTTTTTAATACAACAAGGCTACACATTTTCAGAAGCCATTGAGCTTTTACAGAGGTAAATAATGTCCGATAATTCAATCAAAATATGCGGAGACATAAAAACCGACACCGAGAACGCTATTCTTTTGTCTGATGGTGTAAGTGAAGACTGGCTGCCAAGATCTCAGATTAAAATCAGAAAGCTGTCCAACGGATACGAAGTAATAATGCCCGAATGGCTGGCCAAGAAAAAGGGTTTTATATGAGCGGTTCAGAAAGTCATAGCATTGACGATCATATACACGGAGATCCTCCAAATACAACGATGCGTGTCGGAAGATTACGGTTTTTTGTACCAAAACATCTACACACGTTTGCGATAGGAGATCCAACATTTTCAGCACAATGTAAGGCCAACCCTGTTATTAAAATATTACAAGAACAATTAGATGATGGAACCTGGATCGATGTTCCTGTGGTTTATGAGGCCTTCTAATATGCCAATGGTCTGGTCAAACTATCCTGAAAACTGGCTTGAAATAGCCCTGGAAATAAAAGAGGAAGCACAGTGGCAGTGCGAATGTTGTGGCAAACAATGCCGCCGGCCAGGAGAGCCGTTCGATACTCATAAAAACACATTAACGGTCGCACACTGTAATCATATCGGAATGGATTGCCGCCCGGAAAATCTCGCAGCCATGTGCAGCCAATGCCATCTTAGATACGATTCAATACATCACGCATCAACGAGATGGCGTAAAAACCATAAAAATAATCTACAGATCGAGGGTTTTGAATAATGCCTGAAATAGAAAGCCCGTGTTTATCATGCGTCCTGAAAAACTATTCAAAAGATAACCCCACCTGTAAAGATTGCGACGCCAGGTGCGATTATATAAAAATCATAGACGGCGCGTCACCGGCAACACTTGTCAGACCGGTAATAAAGAGAGCATCTACAGCCAAATTAAAACAGGCTGAGTTATATATCCAGGAGTACTGTGAGAAGCATTTTATTGCATTAGAAGATTTAAAATCTCGGCGATTTTCGGGCGGGCTCAGTGAAGCCAGAGCGGTTATAGCATACAAATTGCGACATGAATATGTTTTATCTTTGAAAGATATCGGCAAACTGCTCGGCAAAACACAACAGGCCATCAGCGTAATACTTAAACCAAAGGTTACAAAATCAGCCAAAACCGTCTCAATCGAAGAGGGAGTTATACCCCTGACTCGTACTCCCGCCGGCGATCTGAGTGTAAAAGCCGAAGACTGCCACGGATACACTACTGACCTTCCACCAGTTCAACCCATACGAGAAACCGAGCTGGATAGTAAAAAGTTTATCATCCTGGACTTCAAAGAATATCAAGATCTTTATAACCATGTAATCAAAACAGCTAAAGCCAACTTCCGCAAACCGGAGGATCATATTTTATATCTTATCAATAAAGAAAGAGAAGGACCCGATGAATGTAACAAAGCTCTTCAAGCGGATAAGAAAGAACTTTAAAATCTACTTAACCGCTTTTTGTTTTACAGCCGGAATATTGATTGCCGGAGCAGAAAGCACATGGTGGCCATGGCATATACCGATAGGCATAGCTCTTGTCGGTGCGTCCTGCATCATGGCCAATGTCTTTAGAGATGATACAGAGTAGCCATATAGAAACAACAGCCCTTGAGATCACAGATATTGTTAAGACAACTCCCAGGGGTATAACCGTTGTTGTTAAGAAGACAGGTAAAGAACTGAACCTGCCTGTCAACCATGTTGATTTCATGCCGGGCCTCGCAATCATTCCAGCCTGGCTGTTCAGAAAGATATATCGAGAGGCTACACCCAACCGCGCGGTCCCGTCGCGGCAATAACGGGCACATATCACCTCCTTAGAACGGCACGCCCGGCGCCAGTCTTCGACAAAGCCCGGGCAAAACTTAGGAGGCCGCATGTTAATCTCAACATTGATAGTGCTGTCGGTCATTGGTTTCACGATCTGGTTTTGTATTAAAAATAGATCAAAGGAATAGCGCAGGAAAGATACACACACCTTTCCTGTATTTTTTTGTTTTAATTTTGGCAAAAAATGGGCGGATTTTATTAACAAACTACATTCCAATAGTCCAAACCACCACAACCATCACGGGTCCTTCGCCAGTTGAATTTAAAGCAGTTTCATCCTC